ATATAGATTTTCTCTTTTTGGAAACTCATATTGCTGTGGTAATGTAATCCAGTATAATACAACCATTCCAAGTAATAATCCAGCGAACTATGTTTCCCCATTACCGACACAAGCGTGGTCGTATGGGGCTTCACCAAGTTATGCAACAAATCTGTTAAGAGGAACTGAACTTATGAACGTCTGGTTTAATACAGATATGTTTGGTATGTTTGCGAACTTCAGAAACATATTCTTAGGGAATGAAAGTTCCGGTCGCACTAACCTTATACTATTTATTCCAAACGGCAACAACTACAGCAAGTTTGAAAATCTAAATACCTTTGTTCAAACTCCAGCGGATGCTCCAGCAATAGGCACATCGCCTATTGTATATATAGAAGCGGAACAAGAATATGAAAGCACGTCTACGCTATGGTCGCCCATTTCATCCATAGTGTTTTCATCTACTATGATTCCTATTTTCCCAGAACAAACCGGCACACCACTAACCTACGGCGAAGGTAATAATAATATACCAACTGAATCCACCTCTAACTTTACGCCCATTATTACGGATATATCCGTCCCGATGACACGTGCAGATGATTATCGTGGTTTCCTATCTTATACACCAACTGGAGAATATCGTCTATCATCCTTTACGGGTTCAAGAACTGAACTGCGTAATATTGATATACAAGTGTTCTGGAAAAATCGTATCAATAATACCCTCTACCCGATTACTATGTTTAACCTCTCATCCGTTTCTATAAAAATGATGTTCCGCAAGAAGTAGACAAAAATATAAAAATGGCACGATTTTAAATATGCTATAAGAATATAAAATGACCGACGCAGTCCAGAAGTTAAGTGTGTATGATGACCGCATCGTCCAGACCCAGCCTCGGTATGCGGTTGAGAAAGGTGCTCTTTCTCTTACAAACGCCCCTTATACGGCATTATCGCAGACAGCGTCCCAGCACACTTACAATATTACAGTCCCCTCAGAGGGAGTTTTTATTGACCGTGCTGTGGATTGGTCGTCTACGTGCTACTTACAGTTCTTAGCACTGCCCAATACTTTTGCATCAGCCCAGCCTTGCGTTGTTATTGGTCGTGATGTAGCCCTTGCCCCTTTTCCGCTCCATTCACTCGTCCAGACAATGTCTGCTACGATTAACGATGCTACAGTGACTACAAATACGGGTGATGTTCTTCACGAACTCCTCCGCCTAACGGATTATAATAAGAACCGTATCCAACGTCAATGCCCTACTATGCTTGACACATATGCCAACTATAACGATGCTTTCGGAACAATCCGCAACCCTCTTGGCGATTATATGTCATCTACAAGCCGTGAGAATATCCCCAACGGTGCGTGGGGTAATATCTTCTTCACAAATCCCGCTGGTGTAGTTCTTGACAATTCAGTCCCTCTTACAACATACACTTCTGGTGGTGTGACAGTTAATGTAGAGTATGGTGTTCCAGTCCAAGCGACACTCGTTGGCGACGTTCCCGCTGGAGGTTATCCCATTTTCGTAAAGTGGCGGTCTACTGAGAAACTTGTGCTGTCCCCCTTTATCTTTAGCGATATTCACGAAATGGATACTGGTATGTTTGGTGTCCAGAACATCCAGCTGGTTATGAACTTAACAAGCCCCAGCCAGACAAGCACTGTCGGTCGTGTCCTCCGTTCTTGCTCTAACCTTGTTGCTGTAAGTTCAGTCCAGTATAACGGTGGCGTTTCAAATGCTGGTGGTTCTCCTTTCTCCGACTCACGCCTTAACGTGCAGTTCCTAACACCTTCTCTTTCAATTCCTCTACCCGCTAAGTCAATCGTCCCTTATTATGAGTTCCCACGCTATGTTTCTAACCAGATGCTTGGCAGTGGCATCTCATTAGGGCAGACGGCATCAGTTCAGTCCCAGACAATCACTTTACCTTGTATTCCAGACCTAATCCTAATCTACTGCAAACCCCAGCAGTATATGTCAACAGATGCCGATTGGTATTTACCCATCACGAATATTTCTATCAACTTTGACAACTTCTCCGGTCTACTTTCCAGTATGACGACCGAGCAGTTATACACAATGTCAGTAATGAATGGTCTTGAGATGGATTATAATACATGGCTTGGATACACGCAGTCTGCGAACTACAATGGTGTAGACCCCGAAGCATCAACTGCCTTTGGATACAAACAGCAGTTATGCGGTGGTTTCCTTGTGCTAAAGCCATCTAAGGATATTACCCTCCAAGAGGGACAAGCACCATCCGTCGTAGGAAACTACACATTCCAGTTCAACGCCACAGTGCAGAACTGGTCGCAGAACCAAGTCCAGAACGCCACTCTTTACATTGTGACTGCTAATAGTGGTTATTTTGAAACCGTTAAGGGTAGTTCCCGTGTCATTAAGGGTGTTCTTAACGAGGCTGATGTTATTAACGCACCTATGTCTAATGCTGGAACACGCTCTAACCTTATGCGTATCGTTGGCGGACGCTCAGCCCTTCACCGCCTTGGCAACGTCCTTGGGCGTTGCAAGGAGTTCGGCTCTGCCAGAAGTGGTGGTGCGATGAGTGCTGGTGCTGAGTCTGGTGGTGCTGAGTCTGGTGGTGCTACAAGCGGTGGAGCAAGACGCAGAGGACACGCTGGACTTGCCAGTCGCCTAATGTAAAAATATACAATAACTAAATATCTACGATTAATATAAAAGAATGGCTACTGGTAGTAATCAATCTTCAATATTTGAAACTCTGAACTCTTCATATCCTTGTTGTTGTTCTTGTCATCAATCACCCCTTTATCACTATCGCAAGACCCCAGATATGTCTATCTGGTATAACCATCTAAACAATGTTGCCAATGAACCCATCCGGGTCACTGGTGCAAATGCCCCGGAATATGCGACAGCAAAAACAGAAACAATAGAAATATTATCTAAGGGTAATAATGGGGTAATCCCTTTGGATGTTAAGACCATACCAACAATGACAACTTTAGCCGATTATCCGAGCATCTTACGTGGGTAGGTTATGGTCTATAACAAACAAGAAAACACTTCCTCCCGTTATACACTTAATGTAAATAAAAATATTTACATTAAGTATAAAATGAACCACTCCGATACATTTAAAGCCATATATGAGTATAACGGCTGGGGTGAAGATATATGCAACGATTTTCCGGGTCAGAGTGGTGAAGGTAGTAGCATAGAGTTTAATAAGGATTATATCGCATTCCTAAAACGATTTATAGAACAGCAAGGTATTAAAAGCGTAGTTGATGTAGGTTGTGGGGACTGGCGTTGCGGTAAGTTTATATATTACAAGACTGATGTTAAATATACTGGATACGACTGTTATGCTGGGGTAATAAATAGCCATAATAAACACTATAAGCCTTTAAGTCGTTTCTGGACGTTTGAAGTTAAGAACTGCCTCTTAGAAACTGATACAATGGAGGGGGCTGACCTACTTATTGTTAAAGATGTATTACAGCACTGGTTGGATGATGAGGTGACGCATTTTCTTGATAAGGTGCTGTCATCTGGGAAATACAAATATATATTAAGTATTAACTGTGACTGCGACGAAAACTCTACAGAATCGCTTGGGTTCGTAGGCGGATGGCGTAGACTTGGTGCATCCCATAAGATACTACAGAAATACGGGTTTATATCGGTATTTAAATACCAGACTAAATCTGTATGTTTGGTTAAGTGTTAGTTAAAAAGAATGGAAACGCTTTCTACCCCTTTTAGACCACCTAAAATAATCTTGCAGATAAACCAGAAAACTATATTTACCATAGTTGTCTTGTTTAGGTTCTCCTATAAAGTTAAGGCGGTCGTAGTATAGCATTACTCTGCTTCTATGCTATTATTTGTTTTTACCCATAGTTCCGTTCGGCACATCGCACACTTTGGCTGGGTTGTTGCTTTTAGTGTAGTTAAACACCGTTTGCAGTATTTATGTCCGCAGTTTGTAATATCCAGTTCGCCCTTGGGTATTAGGTCTAAGCATATAGGGCATTCGTAAGGCTTACTTAGGGCGTGTGCCATCTCCTCCATCTCTACCTTAATATGCTGGGGTAGGTCGTTTGCTATTACCCTTCTTATACGGGTAATATGCATTAGGGCATCTTCGTGGTTAGTCCGTGCCTCTTCGTAGTATCTACACCATGCGTATCTGCGTTGAGCATCCATCTTCTGTAGCGGGGTGCGGTTGGCGTTGGGGCGTGGCATCCTTCTGTTCTACTTACCGGAAAGAAGATAAACTGGGGAAACAAACGCACCGGGGACTTTTTTACCAAAGTATCTGCAGAGCCAAGCGGTTGGGCGAATACTTATCATTACGCCAGTCGCCCGTTATAGCCTCGTGCGACTTATGAAAAACACTACGCTTCTTTCTTGCTGTCCCTTTAGGCACTATACCTTCGCTCTCTAAATACGACCATATTATAAAATCACCATATGATACACGACCAAACCGCCTTACAGAACCATCTGGAGAAGCATACATTAGTTTATGGTCTGGGTCATTAGAAAACTCTAATAGACTTGGGTTATATCCAGCCTTCTTAGCAACCGCACGTGCCTTGGATAGATAGTCGGCACATGTAAGCCCAGCATCCTCTAACTGTTGCTTGAACGCTGAGGCACATTTGCAGTCGTTAGTCTTGCCACATTTACCCCTACCAAATATGGAATCTATTGTATGTGCCTTTAACTTTCTATTAGCATAAGTAATAGGCGATGGTGTTAGTTTATTTGCGATTTTATTAGTTAGATTATCCAGCCAAGATATACCAGTGTATTTAGGTTGCGGTATATTCAAAGGCGTATTTATTACTTCTGTGCCTTTGGCGTTATGGGTCATTAACTGGTATAAGGGGTCTTCCTTATGGGATATACGCTTATTTCTTGTATCGCCATAGAACTTGCTTTCTACTGCTGGGTTAAACGACAGACCTTCGCTTACAAGTCCATCATTAATAAGATTATCAACCAACGCACCCCCAAGAGAGTGACCGACAGCAAAAAAAGTATCGTTTGGGTATTGCTGTCGTAGCCTTACGATTTGTTCCACATCGGTTTTGTATCGTGGGGTATTTTTAAGATTATTTACTGCAATAGAGGCATCCGCCCCCAAATCATATTTATCGCTTGGGTTAGTGCCACGCACGGCTATAATAATATTACCACCCTTCTTATATGCCTTTAGTGTAGGGCTGTTATATACAACATTCCACCCATTAATAGGCTTTACATCTTGTGGGCTATAGGTCGCTTGTGCCATATCGCCTAATATTACACGGCTTTCTGGTATAGAACCTCCACGTAGACCTATAACTTTTTGCAGTTCTGCGGATTGGTCTTTATATTCGTTATTTAATCCAGCCTTTGTCGGGTGCTTTAGAACACCGAGCAGAGTTTTATGTTCTTTTAGAAAATCACGATACGGAATGGTGATAGGCTTACTACCCCCTTTACGCTTCTGGATATTTAGGGCAAAATGGGCTCTACGCTTAGTAGTAGCAGTATAATGCTCTGGATTATCTATTACATGCTGGGCGAATTCCAGAGGTTGCATACCAGCCCGTTTGGCTTGTGCAGTTAATGCTCCTTCTTTGATATGGGATTCTTGTATCCAGTGGTCTTCCATTCTATTACAAAATAGATATATTTTATATACCCATTTTACAATGTAGGCTGATGTAGGCTAAATCGCAGACTAAGCCTTAGGCGACCTCTAAAAACCGGATAGTGTATAGGTAGATACGATTTACCTTACATTACCCTACATTAGTCCTCTATTATACTATCTTCAGCCTTTCTCTTAAGACCCTTATAAACTGCACCCGTTCCAGTCCTACCGTGTTCTATGCCGTTAAAACTTAACATCTGCTTAAACCATCTATCGTCGGTCTTTTCTGTATGCGTATCCGCTCTATATGCATTCTTTAGTTCCGTTGCCCCTATAGTATCCTTATCGTTGTTTGTAATATCGTAATACTTAGTAAGCCACGCTTTTAGTGGGTTATTATCGTCTATGTATTCGCTTGTATTACTCTTAACACTATCTGGGACTACGATACTCTTAGCCGTATGTATATGCTTGGTGTAGTATTCCGTTAGTAGTAGCATAAACTCATTACGCCATTCTATGCTCTTACACTTTACATACTTAATATCTGGGTCGCCTTGGCGTTCGTGCGGTGCAGTAGGGTTAGGCACAAAGTTAAGGGGGAACTTAACTACGTCCATTCTTCTCTGTAAGCCTACATCTACCTTACTTAACTTGGGTATATCGTTTGCTTGTATAAACGGCTTATACATTGGAACGCTCTTGTATATATGCTTACTGTGTAGCGTTCTGGCTTCTACTGCGTCGCCACCGCTTACCTTCTTAATAACGCTTACTTGCAACTTTTCGTTAGTTTCTGGCTCTGTGGACATCCATAGGCGTTTGCATCGTCCTTCTACTAAGGCTGGTATAGGTTGGTCTACCCGCTCCCTTACCTTAGTATATATACATACATCCGCTGGGTAATAGTAGCCTCCAAAAGCCTCTTTTAGTAGGTCTGCTACTACCCCCTTACCGTTTCCGCCCTTGCCCGTAAAAACATAAAACTTTTCAAACTTATTATAACCTAATAGTGCGGAGGCTAATATCTTTAGTAAATAATCCGTCGTTGGCTCGTCTTCGTGCAACCCCTTTAGGAAGTTCATTAGTGCAGTTCTTACCGCCTTATCGCTCTTCTTAGGGTATTCGTAGCCCGTTGTAGTGCTAATAAAGTCGCTTGGCGTTATAGGTCTAAACTTACCTTGCGTTAGGTCGTATAACCCGTCGCTAAAGGCAAAAAGGTGCGGGTTCATATCCATCTTAGTTTCTAAGTCTACGTCGTTGTAGTATGTATCTAAAAAACTAATAACACCGCTACAGAAGTCTGCTCCGCCTAACTGTTTGTAAGCCTTGTGTATAAGGATTACTTTATTATCGCATTCTTCTTTTAGTTGTTCGTGTTTCGCCTTGTCTGCAGTAGCCCCAGCGTCCTTAGCGTAGCGTGTTAGTATAGCCTTCTTACTATCTAAGCATAGTTGCTGGAAGGTATTACTTATATCACCCTTAATACCGCTTGGCGTTGGCTTTTCGCTATGCGACCATGTATTATTAGGGCTTAGGCTATACCAGCCTAAATGCTCGTTATAAATATACTTATCGGGTAATATGTTATAAAAATACTTGGCTACATCATTACTATTAAGCAGTTCTAATAGGTTTAGAAAATCCTTGCGGGTTTCCATTAGTTCGTAAAACTTGGCTGGGTTTGCCTTCTTAAGTTTGTGCCATAAAGTAGCCTCTGTTAGTTGCTTAGCCCGTTTATCTGTAAATGAACCCCACTTCTTTGCACACGCTCCCGCTTCGTATCCTATGTTAGGTCGCTTACTAACTTTGTCCCAGTCTGCTACGGTTAGTTTTTTGTTATAAAATATAATACCTATATCTAACCAGTCTTGGTAGTTCTTTAACACTGTATCGGGTAATGCCATTGCTACTTTAACCAGTTCGTGTTCTTCCTCTACTATTGGAGTAGTAGGCGTAGGAGTAGGTGTAGGCGTTTCTATTACAGTATTTATAGGTGCTTCTACTGGTGTTGCAAACGCTATTTTTGTTTGGTTATATTCTGGTTCGCCGGTAAATAATGGGCTTAGTTGGTTAAGATAGTTAAGCACCTCGTCTGGCATATCTTCTAATGCGTCTTCCATCGGTTCTTTTATCCATTCGTATTTGGCTAAGCAGTCGCCCTTATGCCATAACTGGCTTGGTTGGCAAAATATAATACCACCGTCGTTGCGTGTATCTATCTTAAACTGTTCGCATGATGTTTGCTTTATACGGGGCGTATAGTTATATACATAATGAAAACCCTTATTGGTCTTTGCGACCATATTACATTCGGTCATTAAATCCATTAGTTCCTTAGCCTTTTCGTTATTTGGGTCATCTATATCTATTACGGTATTACCGCCTCTCTGACCCGTTATTAGTGCATAATGCGTTCCAGCCTTAAGGTTGGCTATGCGGTCTTCCTCTGTTTTCCATTTTCCCATAGGGCGATAAGCCTTGCGTATCTTACCAGTTTCCTTATGGGCTTCTGGGTAGAGGCTTACGCTTGTAAGTTTAAATCCTAACCGTTCGTAAAGGCTAAATACTGGGTTGCCGTCGTGCCACTGCTTAACTGGTTGGGTCGCCGTCATTTCTATGTCGGACACTGGGGTCTTGTTTCCGCTTTCTTTACGCACCGGGGTATTTGCGTTGGCGTTGGCGGGTGGCATCTTTTATGACTGTGTATGATATTAAAAATCAGCCGGTAAGTAAGTTTTTTAACAGACCGGGGGTTTGCAGTTGGGTTGGGTTCTTTACAAAAGGCTTAATATACTTACTTTTGGTAAGAAACTCTACTTACCTATAGTAAATGTATGTATTTACCAGTAAAAAAAATATTTTTTTTACTATTAAGTAAGCCTTAGGTATAGTTATTTACTTACTTTAGGTAAGAAAGCGATATAAAATGGTAAAAATGTTTGTCATTTTGTATCGGTAAAGAAGTTGCCTAAGGGGTTGATAAGGCTGAACCGCCAAAAACGCCCATTTTACCAAGAACCACTGTCATACTCAGAACCGCCATAGCCAACAGAGGGTGTATATGCGACTTTGCCTCCATGGAACATAGGTCTATTAGGGCTATAATACCCACCTCTATATCTTGGTCCACCTTGCCCTTCTTGGTAAGGCTCAAGTGCTGGTTCTTCAGCGACCTTCGGCTTACGCACATACTTGCGTTTAGCCTTAGGGGCTTCTGCAACTGGCTCTGGTGTAGGTATTATCTCATTCACGGGTTCTTGTGCGACAACAGCGGGTTCTGCTGTCTTCTTAGCACGGCTCTTTTTTTCCTTAGGTGCTGGTGCTTCTTCTGCGACCTCTTCATTAACATCTAATAGAGGTAATACGCTATTAGCAATAGGTGCTTTACGCTTAGCACTCTTAACACAAGGGTGGGGTTTCTCCTCTTTATCTGGTTTGGATTCGTCCTTTGGTTTTAGTATAGCACCCTTAGGCAAACCCTTTGCGCCATCTATATTATCTTGGTGTGGCAGTGTTCGCTTATTGTATGTAATAGGCACTACTGATTTATTGGAGAACACCATATACTCTGGTGCGTCCTTAAACTCTTCTGATTTCACATTTAGACTATCCTTAAACTCATAGTTTGCATAGACTATTTCAAACCGCCAAGAGTTGCCAACCTTATTCTTAACCCATAACTTAGCACCATACACCGGATTCTTCTTATCTCTAAACTCGTTTAGGATACGCACACTACCGTTAATAGTCACCATCCATTTACCCTTCAAATCGTCGCACATCTGGACGAACTTACGAAATGGGAATACCTTTTCGTCCTTAGCACTAAGACGGTCGTTTTCATCAGCCTCTTTCTTTTCCTTCTTCTTACCACTACCCGATATGTTCTCTTCGTTTGTTGTTCCTATACCATACCCGCCACCTTGCTCATAAGGCGGGTCAAACATAAAGAAAGTATCTTTGCTGTCGTGCGTAGGTGCTACATGTAGGGCATCGTCGTTTAGAATATCAACATTAGATAGGCGTTCGTGAAACCACTTTCCACGCATTTCATTTAACTTGTTATAAGGGTTAGACGACTTTTTAATAGGCATCGTTTCAACAATAGCACGACCCTCCTTAACCTCACCGTCTGCAGTTTCAGTTTCCTCACGGGATTTAACAAGGTTCTGTTCGTTCTCCGATATACATTGTAAATCTCTTAGCGGTATTACAGTATTTGACTGACCATTACAATATGCGATTAAATACCAGTATAAGCATACC